CCTGTACCCACAAGGTACAGTGCTTTAAACCTTTTCAATCCACGACTTGAACTCAACGAAAGTTATCGGTTCAATCTTCTTGCTGACTGGTAGCAAGAAGAGTCTCTTCAATTGTTCGTAGACTTCTGTCGTGGAGTATTTCGGGATCTTTGGATTCTCGAGTGCTCTCGATAGCTGTTTTAGGAGCTTTCGCTGAGACTGTCGACTTCTAGTAGACTCATACTGTTTCGTGAGAATGGTAAGTCTATGGCGAGTGCGGGCGTTATATTTCATAGAAATATTCGGCCGGACTTGCGCATAGATGCCACAGACATCGGTAGTTTTGAAAAGAGGGTTAATCTTCCTCAACTTTTTCTCTTTGAGATCAGGTTGTATGTTAGGTTTCCTCTTATCACCACCCGGTGCGACACGGTGCAGGTGGTCGAGTCCTCTCTTGATTACGGTGAGCAAGTTTGTTGTCGTTATTCGACCATCTACGGATGGTTCGAATGTCTTTAACAATTTGCTTTCCTCTTCAGTGAGGCCTCCAACTCTCCTTGTGGAGAAGAGTTGAGTTACTACCTGCCTTTGTGCTGTGGCGAGTTGCCGGGCGAGGCCTCCATGCATTCCGATGCTACGGGGGCCCCGCTTGACCATCCGCAACTTTGAGTTGAGGAGTCTCTGCGCTAATTTTAGGGGTGGTATCTTCTGTTTTTCAGTGTGCTTTAGGTAGTACTCTGATGCAGATTTTACCCCTTTCTTAAAGGCGTAGTCTCCCAACTTGTCGATGCAGATGGTTATGGCAACTTTAAATCCATTTTCAATACGAGTTTCCAGGAATTGTTCGCAGAACACACCTCGTTCACCTTTGAACGTTTTTGAATCGTTGAGGAGTACAGACATGCTATTGAGCCTCTGTCTGTACCTCTCGTATTCTTCTTCCGTCCAAAGTCCTATCAAGTCATCACCACAGATGGCGTGAGAGGAGAATGGAGTGTGTGATGCTGCCCAAGCGTTTATCAATGAGAGTATAGTCCAACTGATCCCTAGTCCCATGTGAATGCCCTGTCGAGAGACAGCGGCCTTCATTTTGGGAGTATAGAGACGGTGTTCGCTCAGGAGGTTAACTCCTGCTTCGATGTCCCCTGCGGGGACATTCAAGAGAGATGCGAATTCGGACCATATCGCCCTAGCAGATCCCTGATTGATGTTGTCAGTCGCCTTCGTAAGGTCGGCGCTGTATAACTTCAATGCATTGGGATCCGCGTAAGGTCTCGATAGACGGACTAGTCTCCCGTTTAGAGCGGCAGAGGTAGGTCTGAATGCTTTCAGTACAGGAATCGATTTGCCCGCGAGTACCCTTGACTCGTGTGTGGCTTTCGCTTCATGTACTGTAGCAATTCTAACTTTTCCTCCCCATTCTACTACGGGGACTAGTCTTGCCTTGGGTTCCGCTTTGAGATGTATGCAGTATTGGCGTGAGTAGTGATGGATTTCGCCGTCGGTAAAGACCTGTGCTACCTCCTCTGGAGTTGGTTCTTCTCTGAAGATACCACCCCATAGGGCTAGTTTGGTCCAATCGGCAGCAATCTCTGCTGCTACTCCTCCTTTACGTGCGCTCCTCTCAAAGCAGGCGTTCTTGGAAACTAGCGGAAGCAAAGCTGATGTGGGTAAGGCACGCTCGAGATGTTTTCTAATGATCCTCCTTAAGAATTTTTTGCAGTCGTCTAGCGACGACTCAGGAACTTCTTTAGGAGTTTGAAGAAAAGTCTCCCGGGTGTCCTTGAAACCGTTTCCGAGCTTCTTCTTGAAGCTTGAAGTCATCCTCATGGTCCCTTGTGGACTTTGGATGCTCCTTGCTAAAGTTGAGGCAAAGAACAGTTTCGCACTCACAACTTTGTTTTGGGATCCTGTGCATGCTTGTACTCTCCGTTCGTGGCACCAGTCCTTAATTGGACTCATGCCACTATGGAGGTATTGCACTATCAGGGTGAAGAACCTCTTTGCAGTTGCCCGGTTCCTGGTTCCCGAAAGGGAAGTCCAGGTTCCGTGTGCAGCTTCAAAGGCGGTTCTCCACGTATCCCAGGAACTTTGCAGTTCCGCTAGTCGTATAGAAACAGTGTGGGTCGAGTCATAGTGAATGGTTTTTACCAAACCACTATGGGTTGTGCTTGAAATTATACCCCTGTGGTATAGTTTCTGGGCAAG